GGTCAAGTTAATTTAAAAGAAGGTAACTGGTTAATTTTGTCTAGGACTAAAAGTAATTTACTGACAATCATGGAAGAACTTCGTCGTAAAAATTTATATTATCAAAGTAACAAAGGCAAAAGTTTTACAGTTGGAATTTACAACGCAGCAGTAGCTTACACAAAATGGAAAACAGATGACGCTTTAGAAACATCAGAAATAAATGATATACGAGATTACATACCTAATGCAAAGTTTTGGAATAAAGAAAAAGAATGGTATGAAGTGTTTACTGCAGCGCCACACAAAGAAGTTTTATATATTAGAAATATGTTAGCAGAAGGAGAAAAATTAAGTGGTAAAGCAAGGATATTTGTTTCAACAATTCATGCAGCAAAAGGTGGTGAAGAAGACAATGTAATTTTATCTTTACATCAAAGTAGTAAAGTTCAAAAAGGAATTAAACAAAGTGTTGACAAACAAGATGAGGAGCATAGAGTGTGGTATGTGGGCATTTCAAGAGCACGAAATAATCTATATAAGTTAAAAGCTAAAAAAGTAATAAAGGAATATAAACTATGATTAAGTATGATTTTTATTATTGGGGTCCATTACTTTTTAAAACTAAATTAACTAATGATATTTTAAAAAAAGTAAAAAGTCTTTGTAAAAAAGATCCTAAAAGATCACACATAAAAAGTTTAGCTGGTAATATTCAACACGAATATACTATTGATAGTGATAAATTAAATCAAATATTACAACCTTATATAAAAGCGTTTAAAGAAGCGTATGTTCACTGGTATAACAAACCAATAGATTTTTTATATGTTAAATCTTCTTGGGTAAATTATATGCAACCCGGTGATTACAATCCTGTTCATGTTCATCGTAACTGTGATTTTTCTGCTGTGTTATACATTGACATTCCTAAAAAATTACAAAAAGAAATAAAGGAAGATAAAAGCTCGTCTATCGGCCCTGGTGCAATTACTTTTTTGTATGGAGAAGATACTCCTTATACTATTTCATTTATTCAAAAAGCACCTATAGCCGGAGAAATTTATATATTTCCTTACGGACTAAGACATGAGGTAAATCCACACAAATCTAAATGTGAAAGAGTATCTGTGGGTATAAATTTTGCTATAAAAGGAGGCATACATGACAAATAAAGTATGGGACAAGCAGCACGGGGGGAGTCACTACCAAAAATATAAAATTCAACCGAGTAAGTTTGTAGTAGAAAATGAATTACTATATCCCGAGGGCTGTGCAATAAAATATATAATTAGACATCGTGATAAAGGTAAGAAACAAGATTTATTAAAAGCTATACATTTTATCGAGATGATAATTGAAAGGGATTACAAATGAAATTACCAAGCTACATGCAAGCTCAAACAGAATGGGTAATGCATAAAGAATATCCTGATCTACGTAATTACCCTGAGATAGCAATCGATTTAGAAACAAGAGATACAGATTTAAAATCTCTAGGATCGGGTGCAGTTGTAGGACGTGGTGAAGTTGTTGGAATAGCTGTAGCCGTTGAACACGACAATTGGTATTTTCCTATAGCACATGGAGAAGGACCCAATATGGACAGAGATAAAACTTTAGAGTGGTTCAAAGATATTCTTGAATGTCCGGCTACAAAAATATTTCATAATGCTATGTATGACGTATGTTGGATACGTAAATTAGGCTTAAATATCAATGGTTTAGTAGTGGATACCATGGTTGCATGTTCACTCCTAGATGAAAATAGATTTTCATTCACACTCAATACTCTGTCATGGCATTATTTAAACAAAGGCAAGAATGAAAGATCACTCAACGAAGCAGCTAAGTCAAGAGGGCTAGATCCAAAGGCCGACATGTGGCAATTACCTGCGAGTGAAGTGGGAACTTACGCAGAAAAAGATGCTGAGTTAACTTTTGATCTTTGGCAGCATGTAAAAAAATTAATTGTGGAAGAAGATATTCAAGATATATTTAATCTTGAGACAGATCTTTTTCCTTGTCTGGTTGATATGCGTTTCCTAGGGGTTCGGGTAGATGTTGAAGCAGCCAATCTATTAAAAAAAGAATTAACCACCAGAGAAGAATTATTATTACACCAAGTCCAAAAAGAAACAGGAATAGATACTCAGATATGGGCTGCCAGATCGATTGCAACCGTTTTCGATAAGTTAAAATTACCTTACGAAAAAACTGAAAAAACGCAGTCGCCTTCATTTACAAAAAATTTCCTTTCTAATCATTCTCATCCTGTAGTTAAAATGATAGCACAAGCAAGAAAATTAAACAAGGTCAATACGACATTTATAGATACAATACTTAAACACGAACATTGTGGTAGAATTCATGCAGAGATAAATCAAATTAGATCTGATGATGGTGGTACAGTAACCGGAAGATTTTCATATTCAAATCCAAACTTACAGCAAATACCTGCGAGAGATCCAGACACGGGTCCATTAATAAGAAGTTTATTTATACCTGAGGAAGGTACGAAGTGGGGTTGTTTTGATTACTCGCAACAGGAGCCAAGGCTTGTTGCACATTACGCACTAAGATTTGGATTAAGTTCCGTAAATCAAATTGCAGATTCTTATGACTCAAATTCAAAGACAGATTTTCACCAGATTGTAGCAGACATGGCAGAGATACCAAGAAGTCAAGCAAAGGTAATTAATCTAGGATTATTTTATGGAATGGGTAAAGCAAAACTTCAAGCAGAGTTAGGTGTATCAAAAGATAAAGCATCTGCACTGTCCGAAAGATATCATACACGGGTACCTTTTGTAAAACAGTTGATGAATAAATTAATGAATGCAGCGTCCAACAAAGGTCAAATAAAAACTTTACTAGGTAGACGATGTAGATTTCCAAGATACGAACCAGTATTACGTGGTGATGATTGGGGTAAATATGTACCTGCAGAAGATCACGAAAGAATGTTGGAGTTACAACAAATGGGACCAACACTCCTAGACGAAAATGGTAATGATACAGGTAAGAAAAATTATTGGCATAACAATGCGTCTAGAAGAGCATTTACTTACAAAGCATTAAATAAACTTATTCAAGGTAGTGCTGCCGACATGACAAAAAAAGCCATGTTAGACTTATGGAAAGAGGGCATCACACCACATATACAAGTTCATGATGAACTTGATATATCTGTTAAGAACAATGAGGAAGCTGCAAAAATAAAAGAGATAATGGAAAATGCAGTTGACTTAAAGATACCAAACAAGGTAGATTATGAATCGGGCCCAAATTGGGGCTCAATAAAATGATTGACTATGGCTTACTTAAATGCAAACATACCAGTAACTTATGCACAAATAAGAAGGGAGTATTTGTATGACCTTACCAGACATCATGGGGAAGTTGAAGACTGTGTTATCTTTGGCCTATCGAGTATTACGGGAAAGTCTATCCTATTTCATGCGATTATGGAAAATGGGGCTGTCTTTTATCGTTTACCGATTAGTGCCTTCATCCAAAGAGGTTTTAAGCCGGAAGAAGTTCCTAAACGTAGACTTGATGAGTTGGAGCTCTGGAATTGTTTTAGTTATTATCCTGCTGTTACTTCTTGGGATATCTTAGACGGACAAGCCGGTAAATACATTGGAAAAGATAAGAAATGGCATCCAGGTAAATACTTATTTACTGTTGACTTTGCACATCCAGAGAGTAACATAGTCGATACCGATCATTCGGAGATACCGCACGAGCACAAGTGCGCACATATATTAGCATTAGATGATGGTAATTATGCTGCACAACCCAACAACAGAATTATATGGGATATACCATCTTTTACAGTTAAGGATAATATACCTGACTGGAAAGTACAAACGAGTGAGTGGAATGTAGAAGACACTCGTCAATGGAGAACAGAAGACACTGATAACTTCTTCTACGAAATTGAGGAGAAAAAAACATGAGTATAAGATATGCACAACCAACTAACGTTTGCATGATCTGTGGTATCCGAACAAGAGGATTACCATGTCCTACATGTATTATAGAAGAAAAAGTGGAGGATAGTATGATTAAAAAAATTTGGAAAAAAATAAAAGAATTTTCTAAAAGATTACTCTTTTGGACTAGATAATTTATGGAGATTGCCAAGATGAACTATTACGCAACAGGATTACTAATAATAATGTTAGTCGGATTGGCTTTATGCGCAGGGCCACATGTCCAATAAACCATTAAACATATCAGAATCTGCTGCTGTACAGATGCCGATGAAAACGGTAGCTAGCCTAATTTTACTCGTCGCAGCCGGCACGTTCGCATACACCGAGTTGACGGCCAGGCTAGTATCGCTCGAGACATCACGTGAGTTGTTTGAAAATGATTTGTTAAAAAAATCTGAACAGGTTCCCGTCGATCAGGAGCAACATTTTTTATTGGAAGACTTATATAAATCCGTAGAGAAAATGGAAAAGACTCAAGAGATGAATATGACAAACAAAGTTAATATAGAATTTCTTAACTCACAATTAGAAAAAGCATTAGAAGATATTGAGAACTTAAAAGATAAGGTAAGAGAAAATGGATCAAAGAATTACTAGACAAGTGGTACAATATATTTCTGACATGGAAAAGAAAGCTAAACAAATGAACTTTATTAAGAATTTAAAAAAGTCTGTTGAACACGGCAAACATGGTACACAAAAATATATTATTAAAAAAGGTGAAAACAAAGGTAAGATATTGTGACAGAGTTGGTGGTAGCATTACTTATGATTGTACAAGGAGAGATCAAGGAAGCACGTATTCAGCCGTCGATGTCAGAATGTTTGAAGGGGAAGAGGGTTGCAAAACGTAGTACCAAAGAAGGTGGACACGTCAAGTATCAGTGCATAAAATCGATGGCGGAATTAGAGTCAAATATTGATGGAAGTTTATCTATAAAGAAGTTAATATTAGAATAATGAATCTTTCACGAAACTTTACTCTTTCAGAGCTAACTAAATCAGATACTGCAATACGTAAGGGTATCAACAACAATCCTAGTGCAGAGCAAGTAGAAAAATTAAAAGCACTATGTGAAAATATCCTCCAGCCGGTACGTGATCATTTTGGCAGAGTTAAGATTACTAGCGGATTTCGTAGCGTAGAATTATGTGAAGCCATCGGCAGCTCGGCTAGATCGCAGCATGCAAAAGCTGAGGCGGCAGATTTTGAATGTGTTGGCGTAGACAACGCTGAACTTTTTGATTGGATTAAATCAAACCTTTCACCAGATCAATTGATCCTCGAGTATTACACTCCTGGCGAACCTAACTCGGGGTGGATACATTGCTCGTGGATTGAAGGAACACCAAGGGCATCATTCTTACACGCTTTTAAATCAGAAGGTAAAACAAAATATAAACCTATGATGGGGAAAGCAAAAGATCTTGTTTAAAATATTTCATAACATAGATACAGTCACAGGAATCTGTGAAGAATGTGAAACAGATACAGTCCTAGTTGCAATTGTTTCAGAATATTATAGATGTACAAATTGTGGTCATGACACTAGACAACATGTTAACGGTAGTATAAGATATTTAAAATTAGATGAGAAAGATAAAGAATGGCTAAAAAAACAACCTTCGGAGTAAACACTTACAGAGAAAGATCTAGGAAGAAAATAGGAAGACATAAGAAACGAATGAACAAACATGAGAAACGTTCACATAAACCTTACCGTGCGCAAGGGCGTTAAAGAATTAGATTGTTTGGCTAATTTATGGAATAAGTCAAAAGACGAAACATACCGCGAAGAATGGTACCGCTTGATAAAGAAGTTGTCTTCTCTTCTACCTTCGGTTTAGGTGGAGGAATGATAACCTCTTCACATACAAACTTTGGATACATCTTATATTTTACTACATCTTCCTCTGAAAACTTGCCTTGATACAATATCTCGTATGATTCTGATAACCCATTTCGGACACAATCGTAGTAATTATCTTGAGGTTTAGGGTATGTATCGTGAGTAAAGCAATTACCCGCTATGGTTGAACATATGTATATTGTTAAAAAGAATTTCATTGACACCTACTTGTAAAAATTATATATAATCCTATATGATTGTATAATATAGAAAGGATACAACAAATGACAGATATAAGCAAATACAAAAGTCTCGCAGTTGATCATGACTGCTATGGCAAAATTGATAAGTTAACCAAGACCCTGGCACCAGGGATCACTCTATCTAGAGCTCAAGTTATTAGAATGTTAGTTGATAAAGAAAGTAAAAAATCAAATGGTAAGTCAAAGTCTATTTCCAAGAGCACTTGATTCAGGTGAAACACTAGATCCATTAAGATCATTGTGGAGAAATGTTTTGATTGTAGCATTAGAAGATGCAGTGGGTAGACACTGGCGTAATAAAAGCTATGGCAATCCTAGAAACGATTTTTTTATGCAATCAGCAAGAGATTATTTCTTACATCCTAATCGAGATTTTGTGTTAGTATGTCAATACGCAGGTTTTGATCACGAATATATTAGAATGAAAGCTAAAAAATTTTTTAATGAAAGGAATAAAGATGAAGAAAATATGTACCGTATGTAATGGTAACGGTTTTATTCGTGTACCATTTGAACAAGCAAGGGAGGAACAGTGGGCCGACTGTGATTTTTGTAATAACCAAGGTGAAATAGAAGTGGAGGATGACGATGATACTGTTCGGAAAATACAGCATTAATAATAAAAAATGGAAACAACAATTATCAACATGGAGTCTTTTGTATAGAACTGAGATAGTTTTAACTACAGCAGGTTTTATAGTTGGATTTATAGTGGGAGTAATAATATGAGAAGAGCAATCCTAGATGCGCTGCAGGCAAAGTATGAAGCTGACATTGCCCATGCAGATGCAACTTTAAAAATTTATTTAGAAAACTCCGTAGGTATTGGTGAACATCCGCAGCACATAGACGAGTGTGATAAATTAGTTGATAAGATAGCTAACGCACAAGAAAAGTTAGATGTATTAAAATCATTTGAACCGGAGAAACTATGATAAGTGGTGACAGTTTAGAGTATAGTTTACTAGCTAAGTGGACTGATCAATTGAATGTAATGTCAACTGATTTTATAACTACACTGGAGATAGGAGTTAGGGAAGGTTATAGTTCTCATGTAATTTGTGAAACAATTAAACAACCACATGTTCATATAGGGATAGATCCTTACGGAGATATTGATTACAAACATATAGATCAAAAAGAAGGGTTTGTTGCTTACTGGATTGATGACAACAAACAACCTATAAAAAATCCTGATGGCTCTTTCAAGCGGCCCACCTATCCTAATTCAATGAAAGAAACTTTTAATAAAAATTTTGCACACCACCAGAAAACAGTCCTATTCCAATTAGAAGATACAGAATACATGAACGCTTTCGGTAATGGTGTACCTATTTATTACAATGGTAAAAAGAAATTAGTAAACCACTATGATTTAGTTTTCTTTGATGGGCCTCACACAACAGAAGCTGTGATGAGAGAAGCGACCTGGTTTGCCAATAGAAGTCGTAAAGGAACAAGATTTATTTTTGATGACATCGATACGTATCGAATGGATTTAATAGCTGAATCTTTGACTTTCGATGGATTTAAAACAATAGAAAAAGGGAAAACTAAAATATGCCTGGAGAGACAGAAATAGCCTACATAGCTGGGCTGTTTGATGGTGAAGGTAGTATTCACATCAAACGAGGATGGGAAAAGAAAAAGAAACACAAAGGAAAACCTGGTTATCGCATGTCTAATAGCATGCGATTATCTATGGAGATAACCATGACGGATCAATCGGTACTCCTATGGGTCCACGAAGTATTGGGTGTTGGTACATTAAATAAAAAACCACGTAAAGGTAAACGCAAAGATGGTACAAAATATTTAATGCAATACCGATGGCGTTGTACATTCAGAGACGCGTATTACGTGTGTCTATTGCTATGGCCTCACGCCCACACGAAACTACCAAAGATACAAGAAGTCATTGATCATTACTCAACTAAAGATAATGTGGTAAGCTTAGATGAATATAGAAAGGTTAACTAATGAAATATAAATATATAACAACTCCTGAACAAGCTAGAGTTCAAGTCGATGGTATGAGAAAGTATCAATGGGGTGAGAAGTTACCAAGTGTTACGACCATCCTATCCGCAGTTCCAGACCAATCAAAGTCAATAGCCCTTGCGAGGTGGCGTCAACGAGTCGGTGAAGACGAGGCTGAACGTATTAAAAATGAAGCTGGAGTAAGAGGTACGATTATGCATAGGATTCTTGAAGGTGAGATGACTGGCGACCGTCATGCTGACCTGACCAAATTGGGTCAAGAAGCAGGCGTCCTGGCTCAAAACATAATTGACCATGGATTTTTAAAAAATTTAAATGAAGTCTGGGGTAATGAGATTATGCTAGCTTATGAAGGACTCTACGCTGGCACAGCCGATGTTGTAGGAGTGTATAGAAATCGGGAGTGTATCATAGACTTTAAGCAAAGCAATAATCCAAAGACTAAATCTCAATGTGAGGATTATTTTAACCAAGCGGCAGCTTATGCTATGGCTCATAATGATATGTATGGAACCAACATACAATCTGGATTGATTCTAGTTAGTGTGATGGGTGGAGATGTGACCGAATTTTGGCTAGAACCTGACGAATTTAAGGCGAGATGTTACAAATGGCTAAGAAAAGTAGATGAATACTGGAAATATCATGTACCAAGACCCAAGCTCCAGGAACCTGGAAACACTGAGGAGTTTGAATGTCCATCGTTTTGAGGCGTCCCATAGTATATTTTAAAATCTTTTTTAAAAAAATAAAAATAAAAAAGATAAACATACCGGATCATTGTCTCAATGGCTTAAAAGTGTTGGTATGTCTAGTTAATGTACTGCCTCAAAGGTGTCTCAATGGTGTCTCAAGGTGTCTCAAAAACCCTTCGCGCGAGATACGATTTGCGTTTTGTAAAAACCTGAAAATCCTGTAGAAAAACACTATGGTAGCAAAGAAATCAAAATATAAATCAGTGACAATCAAGAAGAAGCGATACTACTTCTACAAAATTACGTGGTTGGATATCACGGGTGATAGCTCGCATGCTGATTTACATACAGCAGAGGGTATGATGCCATCAATAATGGTAACTCACGGTTATGTTTTAAATAGAGATACAAAGAATATTAGAACGTTTGCCAGCTACGAACAGAATGATGAATTGTTTTCGGATAGGAATGTTTTCCCACGTGGGTGTATTATTAAAATGGAAAAGGTTTTACTCTGATTTATCTGTCAGCAATTCTGGTTTTTGTCTTACTTTTTCTTTCAATTCTTCTTCAGATACTCCCTCTAGAAGCGGAGAATAGTCGTCGATTATTCTTTTCATTCGCTGTTCTAGTTCTTCTGTTGTTAAGTCTTCTAGTTTACCAGTTCGTATTATCTTCTGCTCAATATATAGACCTGCAGCTTTTCCGCGTGCAACTTCAGCGTTGACAGCTGCTGACCACGCTCCTTTTTTAAGAGCTTCTTGTCTAATCTTACTAAGCTCTGCTATGTGTCTATCGTAAGTAACTTCGTATTTCTTTTGCCACTCCTCTCTTAAAGTTCCAATGTAGTGTACTACAAGTGGGTATAGGGTTGGATTCTGTAGTTTGCTAGCGTATTGTCTAGCCGAGTCTTTACTAAAACCTGCATCGACAGCACACTCTGTTGCTGTTTTCCTGCCTTCATTTGTAACAAGTTCGTATGCAAATCTCATTTGCTGCTCGGTTAATTTTTTTGGTAGACCCATTATAATTTTTTTTGAAGTTCCTTAACGTACTCTTCGTTTTCTTTTTGTCTTTTGTCTTCTAACATTTTAGCATGCTTACGCCATGACCAAGAATTAATTTTACCTGACCAGCCCATAATCCAATGTAATGTGTTATAAATTACCTTATCAAACATACTTGATATATAATACAACTTAGACTATATTGCAACCTATGTTTACTGGAAAGATATTAAGACAAGTTATAGATAAATTTATGAAAGGTGAGGTCGCTGCCAACGCACGTGTTCAAGTCTTGCTGCCCAATGGAGAATTTTATGACATCAATGGTATGAAACTCTTGCAAAATAAATTAATAGGAGTAAGAGAATCTCATCGATTGGTCTTCACAATAACTCCTGAAAAGTGGAAAATGGGAAAGGTAATTAAGAAGTTGTAGTAGTGAAACCAGAAAGAAAATTTTGGCATGAGATTAAAACGTTCGCTACTAAAAATAATTGCAAATTATCATTTACACGCTTGGAAAATAGTGCTGCATGGGGGACTCCTGATATACTGGGTTATAATAGTTCTGGCCACTTTTTCACTATCGAATTAAAAGTAACACGGGGAAACACAATTCGCTTTTCTCCACATCAATTTTCATTTCACTGTACTCATCCGAAGAATACATTTATCATGGTTAAGGCCCTCTCCCTTAACCAAGTAAAACTTTATGAGGGGAAGGATATCAAGGAGCTTGACGCTTGCGGCTTGAAGCTTGACCCTTGCAGCTTGGGCCTTGAAGCTTGCTGCTTGAAGCTTGAGTCTCTGTAGCTTGAGCCTCACCTGCTTGTGCTTGTGCTTGTGCTTGTTGCCTTAGGAATTCTTTTCTTTTTTTCCTAAGCTCTTGATAATATTTAGGGTGTTTAAATACTAGCATTTAGTGTTTACCATATACTATGTTTCGGATCTGTCCATTCCAACAAGCCCGGCAATCTTTACATTCATTATTTTGTGTAGGAGCTGGGCAGAAGTGACCCTCACTAGTAAACGTTTTATTTAAATCACTTGAAACTGTAGAAGTATTTCTCCATTCCTTGGGTGCCTTATGCCTGGATTGGTCCACCATCGGAACAGAAAACCTTATTATTAAATTCTTAGGACATAGAGGCAGGAAGGCTTTGACCCATGCTTCCCGCGTTGGCATCCAATGTTTAACTGAAGGCGTCATCCCTGCAACTGCAAAGATCTTTAGCAGGTGTTCTTCGTCCTGAACATCGCCCGAGTCGTGCCATCTAAATTCTTTTGATTTCTTACTATTAATTAATAGAGCCATTGCTCCGGTCCATAGTGGTGACCTGATGGCCTTCAGTCTTCTATACTGCGCATCCTGCACAACTTTGAACACGTAACAGCCTTTGAGAGCGTAACAACCTTCGCACACGCTGCCCTTAACCTTCACCAGCTTGGAACCTGTTTTGCATTCTTTAGCAGGTAATCCATACGCCCATCCAGGCATCTTTGAAGGCTTGCTTAGGCCTCCGACAATTGTTAACGCTTTTTTTGTATTCATAATTTCTCCTTTATAATCCTATACCATCAAATCTTTTACCTGTCAAGCTTGACGCCTGAAGCTTGCTGCTTGCCCCTCCGGGCAAGGCTGCTGTCCATGGACAGGGTCGGGAGAGCCCGCCAGCAAGTTTGATCAACTGATCCCAGGACGCCAAGTACCCTATGTTAATTCACACATCACTTGTCTTTATAGATCCGGGCTATAGCAAGGATCTAAGGGCTCGTCCAGGGATCAGTACCGGTCCAATGGCTATCTTCCAGGACCGGTACTGACATAAGTTATTATTTTTCTAATAACTTAATTCGTTTATCTAAAAGATTTATGAGTTTGTTATTATCTTTAACCATCTCAAATAAATCTTTTATTAATATAAAAGTTTGCTTATCAGACAACTGAAAATTATCTGGTAAGTTTTTTAATTTATTTTCTTGTTCTGTCATATTAGGAGTATATAGGAGAAATAAGGCAACAATGAGGCAAGGACCAAAATAAATTTGTGGATAACTTAAATTATTTTCTTGACGTATCCTAAATTATCCTATACACTTGGACGGTGGCTGGGGATGGTGGTTAGTGTATATAATAAAAAAACTACATTAGAACCATTCTAAACTGAATTATACAACTCCAGGTTGTGCGCAGGAATAGGACTTGACAAGATATTAGATATAGGATAGTGTGGGATACAGAAAGGAAATATAATTATGAGTAAAACAATGACTAAGTATCAGTTAGATCACTTTAAAGATAAAGTGAACAGACAGTTTGAACCAATGATCCGAGACCAGGAATTATTGGTCAAGCAATTTAAAACCGAGGCAACTGATAAAGCTGTTTCCAAATTATCTAAAAAGATTGGCGCAGATACAATCATTAATAAATTTAGAGCAGCAGAAAAAATGTTAGAGGAGGCAAGGGCAACAGCTCTTACTTTTTTTAATAAGAAAAAACCAAAAGATCAGGACTTAAATTATAGCTTAAGAAATAATGGAGGTTATGGCGATAAGTTAAGTTTGTCTGATTGTGAGGAACAGTTAAGAGAGTGGGCCTCCGAACTTGCTGAACGTGAAATAGAAAAAAGGCCCGAGGGTGCAAAACTCCGACAGCTTAAAGAACTTAAACAAAAAGCTCTTGATGTTGTTATGGAAAGCGGAACCCCTGATAGCTTGGCTATTGCACTGGACCACGTATCTAAAAAGATTGGCTTAACTTGGAACACTGATATTCAGGCGCTTCCAAACTTTAAACAGGCCAGTTAATTAAGACTTGACAGAGTATCCTATTTAATATAGGATACTCTTATTATGAAAGATATAATTAAAACGATAGAAGACCAAACAGATTTTGTAAAATATAATAAAACAATATTCAGAGTCGGCAACTTAAACAAAGAGGGTTGCAGAGTCTGGGAACAGGGAGGCAAAAAGTATATGTGTTTCTGGGATACAGTTTTAGGAAGATATACAACGTGCATTAACCCAATGATAACTTACAGGAAAGCGAGGAACTAATGCCAATAGAAATAAAATTACTATTTATGTTTATGATTGTGGTTTGTGTTTGGGAAATGGCAAGGAATAAATAATAGGGGTTGACAGTGATAGATTTATCCTATATGATCCCAGATATGAAAACAGAGGAAAGAAGAAATAGATTTACTGGCGCAAGAGAATTCTTGACAGTAGAAGAAGCATACTTGCATGATAGAGTATTTTATCACGAGGCATTAGAGCAGTGGGATAAAATGCAAAAGGCTTTGGATAAGTTTAGTCGTCTTAATCCTAAAGCTTACATGACGCTTCTTGATTAATAGGTGAATACACCTATAGGTTGTGGCGCAGAGAACCATGGAGACCAAGCAACGAAGTGGGGAGGCGCCGCAGCTAACAATTCATAGTGGTCCCAGGACCAATCTCAATTTTGCAAATTTCTAAAAAAAGCTTTTTTGTATCTAGACTAAGGATCCTACAACCTACACTAGATTTGCATGATTTAGATAAACATGGTAGAAAAATACTTTACGGGTTTCAAAATCAACCTCTAAAAATTTTGCGGAAAATTTTTTTGAAATGAAAATAGATAAAGAAAAACTAAAAAATATAGATAAACTACCTGCTGATGTTAGACGTGAGCTGGCTTTGCTTATGAATAAGCATGACCAGAAAACAAAAGAATCTAAGATACAATCTGATTTTTTAACCTTTGTAAAACATGTGTGGCCAGATTTTATTGAAGGTAGACATCACAAAGAGATAGCAGATAAATTTAACAAACTAGCTGCGGGTAAAATTAAAAGACTTATAATCAATATGCCACCAAGACATACCAAATCAGAGTTTGGTTCGTACTTACTCCCTGCTTGGATGGTGGGTAAAAATCCTAAACTAAAAATTATTCAATCAACTAATACAACTGAGTTATCAGTTAGGTTTGGTCGTAAAGCAAAACAACTTATGGATTCACCAGAATACAAAGAAGTATTTCAAACTAGATTAAAAGAAGATTCACAGGCTGCTGGTAAATGGGAAACACAACAAGGTGGTGAGTATTATGCAGCGGGTGTAGGATCGGCAATCACTGGACGGGGTGCGGATCTACTTATCATTGATGACCCACACACTGAACAAGACGCTATGAATGCACAAGCATTAGACAGAACATTTGAATGGTATACCTCAGGTCCTAGACAACGTTTACAACCTGGCGGATCAATCTTGTTGATTATGACAAGATGGAATGAAAAAGATTTAACAGGTAAATTAATTTCTGCACAAAAAGAAGTTAAAGCTGATCAGTGGGAAGTAATTGAGTTCCCTGCTATTATGCCCTCGGGTAAACCATGTTGGCCAGAGTATTGGAATATAAAAGATTTAGAAGGTGTGAAAGCATCTATACCGGGTTCTAAATGGAATGCTCAGTATATGCAAAAGCCTACTTCAGAAGAAGGAGCTTTAATAAAAAGAGAATGGTGGCAAGATTGGGAACACGAAGAGATGCCAGTCCTAGAGCACGTTATACAATCTTACGACACAGCTTTTATGAAAAAACAAACAGCAGACTTTAGTGCGATAACGACATGGGGAGTATTTCGTCCTTCTGAAGATGAACCAGCTAATTTAATTTTGTTAGATGCGTTTAAAGAACGAGTCGAATTTCCTGAGTTGCGTAGGATCGCGCTTGAACAATACGGCTACTGGAATCCAGAAACTGTTATAATCGAGAGTAAGGCATCTGGACTACCTTTAACTTATGAGTTGCGTAAGATGGGTATTCCTGTTATAAATTTTACACCTAGTAAAGGCAATGATAAGCACACTAGGGTTAACTCGGTATCACCTCTGTTTGAGAGTGGCCGAATATGGGCGCCCAAAGAAATGGAGTTCGCACAAGAAGTTATTGAAGAATGTGCAGCTTTCCCATATGGCGATCATGATGACTTGGTCGATAGTATGACCCAAGCTGTCATGAAATTTAGACAAGGTGGTTTAGTAGAACACCCTGAAGATTATAAGGATGAACTACTGCCAAAACGACAAAAGGTGTACTATTAATGGAATTTGAAACATACGCAGATGTAATAGATTCTTACAACTCTGGTGTAGGAGTTGAGGGCGGAGAATCCTTGACTGATTACATAAAAAGGAATAATATAAAAATCAAAGAAATCGACATGGATCCCATGGGCGATCTCGAAAATATTTTAAAAGGAAGTAGACCTATGGAAGAAGAAGGTATCGCACAATTAGCATCAGCAAGAAAAATTGATCCAAGTGTTACGATGGAAATGATCGTAGAAGAATTTATCAAAAGAAAAAGACGAAGACCTAAAAGTATTGATGAACTAAAAGAATTTTATTTTGAAATGCAATCTGGCGGAAGAGAAATGGCTGGAGAAATGAAGATGGCATCAGGATACAGCCCTGGTAGTTATTCTGATGACGAAATTGAAATGTACAAACAGTATCAGTACGAAATGAACGAACAAAGACCTGGAATGCCTATTATGGAAATAGATGATTTCATAAGAATGGAACTTGGTCAAGCCAGAGCAGGTGTTCGAGCTGGAGGATTACCCGGTATCTTAGGAGTTTAATTTGAAACTCCATCATTATAACGAAGCCTACGCATGGATGGTCAGGCGAGCAAAGTTCGCTGACGGCACACCTAAACCTTTACCAAAACCTGAACGAAGTTTTGCTGACAAACTTAAAACTTTAAAATCAGTTTCACAAGGCATAAGCCCTGAATCCAGAATCCGGTTGCTAGATTATTTTATCCAAGAAGCTTTGACCAAGGGTCAATTAAACGAGGAACAGGCATCAGGAATCTATGACAAGTTAAGAGAAGACAAAGATAAAATTAGAGATCAAATTGAGGCTTTTGAAAGAGAGAATTTTGTAGAAGGAGGATTACTTAAAACAGGACCTAATACAGGTAAGTATGTTTTAAGAAGTAAAATAGATGGAGAAAGAGCTAGAAGATTTTTTGATACTAAAGAAGAATTTGATGAAGCTGTAAAAATATCTAAAGCAAATAAAGGTGGTGGCGCAAGAGATCAAAGCAAAAGAATAAGTAAACCCACTAACTCTGAAATAGAAATATCTGAAAAAGTATATGGAGATAAATATAATAAAAAAGGCGAAGAACTTTGGAAATCTTTAACGGTAAAAGAAAGAGGAGGTATCCGACAAGGGACCACCACTGGCGGAAAAAAAGGTCCCACAGAAGGTCTCGCAGTTAATCAAGAAGGTAAACCAAACTATGTTGTAAAGAGAGAAAAAGCTTTAAAAAGAAATGCTCCGTTTTTTCAAAAAGGAACAAAAAATTTTCAGTTTCACCACATTATGAATATTGGTGGTGAAATTCCTTTAGATACAAATGATATTGGAATTATTTCTGAAAAGATGAATAGAACTCTTGCTCCTTATAATAGAAAATTAAATAACATAGCAGATAATATTTCTGATTTAATTAATGCTCAATCTGATGGTTACTTAAAAAAAATAGAAACTTTAAATAATCAAGCAGAGGGAATTGTTAAAAATGCAACTAAACAATTACCTAACGAATATAAAAACTTAATTGGTTTTAATAAAGTAGTTCCAGTATTTGATGAAAATGCAACGGTTATAGATTTTACAGCTAAAAAAGTTGGAGGCAGTAATCAAAAACAACCTGGAATAAAATTAGAAAATTTAACAAATAAACAAGCAAGTGCATTAAGAAAACAAATTAAAGCAGATGCATTAAAATTTGAGAAAGCTGGATTAAAAGATAAAATACTTTCAGGAGCAGGTAAAGTTTTAAAAACAGCGGGTAAAGTTATTAAACCTGTAGGATATGCTGTAGGCACTAAAGCTTTGTTTGATGCAAGAGCCTTGGCTAAAGAACAAGGAATAGAGTTATCTAAAACAGACCAATTAATGGCCTTAGATTCTGGAGATCCAAATGTAGCAATTAATAACTATATGAGAAGAAATGACCCTGAATTCGCTGCACAAGAGAGAGCAAAAGATTTAGGACAGATGACAGATGATTTTGAAGAAGTAGGACAATCAACATTCGGGAAATACAATGACCAAATCAAAAACATCAAATTACCCTAAGACCTGGCTCCTGCCGCCTAAATCAGGACCTGATCCACAAGGGTTGAATTTAAACTATAATACTGTTAAAACAGTTAAATTGGAGAAAACAAATGGCAGACAAAATAGACAAAGCCCTAACACAAGGGCCAAGATCATCGATTAATATTCCGGGTGAAGAAAAAATTGAAGAAGCTATTGAACAAGAAGTAGTTGTTGAAGAAACTAAAAAAGGACCAGTAGAAATGGTCGAGGAAGAGGATGGGTCAGTTACAGTTGACTTCGATCCTAATGCCGCTTCACCAGAAGGTAGTGATGAACACTATGCAAACTTAGCAGAATTTTTACCCGATAATGTTTTAGGAGAACTAGGATCTGATCTAACTCAAAAATATATGGACTACAACATGTCCAGAAAAGATTGGGAAAAAACTTACACACAAGGTTTAGACTTATTAGGTTTTAAATACGATATGAGAACTGAACCATTTCAAGGGGCAAGTGGTGCAACTCACCCTGTTCTTGCAGAAGCTGTAACACAGTTTCAAGCTTTAGCTTACAAAGAATTATTACCAGCAGATGGACCCGTTAGAACACAATCTATTGGTGCACCTAGCGAAGAAAAAACAAGACAAGCTCAAAGAGTAAAAGATTATATGAACTATGAGCTCATGGAAAAAATGCATGACTATGAGCCCGACTTCGATTCAATGTTGTTCTATCTGCCATTAGCAGGTTCAACATTTAAGAAAGTTTATTTTGATGAACTTTCTGGTAAAGCAACATCGAAGTTTGTACCTGCGGATGATTTGATTGTTCCCTATT